TATTGTTTTAATAAGAGACCAGTATTGGAAGTATTTGAAATATTAGGAATGACAGAAGATTTGGCAATGTTAGAGTATTCAGAAGGCATAGATGGAGAACCAAATAGGTTCAACATACCTTCTTGAACTTCTGGTTGCGGTTTTGCTAGTACCAAATCTAATGGCGCAATACTTCCTAAAAATTTAGCATCAGAAAACACTGTTTTATTTTCTTTCAATTCTTTCAATATTAAAATTTTCTGAATAAGATATATAAAAAAAAAGATTAATATACCAATAAATATTATTTTAATAAATGTCATATATTTCAGATATAAAACTAATATAAAATACTATTATATAATATTATAACTATTAAATGCCAGGAGGATTACTAAATATTGTTTCAGAAGGAAACAATAATGTAATATTGAATGGGAACCCTACCAAGACTTTTTTCAATGTTACTTACTCTAAATATACAAATTTTGGACTACAAAAGTTTCGGTTAGATTATGAAGGTACGCGTGATTTGAGAACCAGTACACCATCACAATTTAAATTCAAAATAAAGCGATATGCAGAATTATTGATGGATACCTATCTTGTTGTAAATTTGCCTGATATTTGGAGTCCATTTCATGAACCTACGCCATACACGAACGACCAATGGGCGCCTTATGATTTTAAATGGATCAAAAATATTGGTACACAGATGATAAAAGAAGTGTTAATCACTTGTGGTTCTGTAACAATACAAAAATATACCGGAGATTATTTGCAAGCAATGGTAGACCGCGATTTTTCGGGTACCAAAAAAGATTTATTTGACAAGATGAGTGGAAATGTACCAGAATTGAACGACCCAGCAAATGCTTTTGGTAAATCAAATGTATATCCATCGGCTTTTTATACAACAAATCCGGCAGGTGCTGAACCATCAATACGCTCAAGACAACTATTAATACCGATTAACGCGTGGTTTACATTGGACAATCGTTGTGCGTTTCCTCTGATTAGTTTACAATACAATGAGTTAGAAATTACTATTACATTGCGTCCTATACAAGAATTGGTTCAAATACGTGATGTACATGATACCACCAATAATTTTCCATATACACAACCGGATTTCAATCGCCAGGAAATGCAGATGTATCATTTTTTACAGTCACCACCAAGTGTATTTATAGATAATACAACATATATAAACACTTCGAATATATGGAATGCTGATATACATTTATTATGTACGTATTGCTTTCTTTCCAAAGCTGAAACAGATTTATTCGCAGCAAAAGACCAAGTATATTTAGTAAAAGATGTATTTAATTATAATTTTGAAAATGTTACAGGTTCTAGTCGTGTAAAATTGACTTCAAATGGAATGGTATCAAGTTGGATGTGGTATCTACAAAGAAACGATGTGAATACACGTAACGAATGGAGCAATTACAGTAATTGGCCCTATGAAAATATCCCGCAAAATGTTTCGAAGGCACCGACAACAATACCCATAGGTTTTCAATCACTTGCGGCTGCAAAAGGAATTTATTCAGGTCCAGGTGCAAATAATGAAAATAATACAGGATATTTTTATACGGGTGATTTTAGTGTAGAAAACCAAAAAGAAATTTTACAGACATTTGGAATCGTATTAAATGGTGAATATAGAGAAAATACGCTACCTAGTGGTATATTTAATTATGTGGAAAAATATACGAGAACACAAGGTTTTGCCAAAGAAGGATTATATTGTTATAATTTTTGTTTAAATACAGATCCATTTGAATATCAACCTTCAGGCGCACTTAATATGAGCAAATTTAAAACGATTGAATTAGAAATAACCACTTATTCACCACCGATAGATGCGGTAAAGTCGAATTATCAAATAATTTGTGATACAGATGGTAATCCTGTTAATAGTAATAAACAGGCGTGGCAATTGCATCAATATAATTATAATCTGGTAGTATTTGAAGAAAGATACAATGTATTAACATTTATGGGCGGTAATTGCGGTATGTTATATTCTAGATAATAATTTAGAAAACTAGTATGTCGTAATAAAAATTATATTATATATATATTGATATAATATAGTAGTATGGATTCTGATTCAATATGGAAAAAGAATATTATATTTAATAATGGTACAGTCGATGTATCGCAATATAAAAAGAACAAATCTAAAATATATCAAAAAGACATTAGGGGTGTAGATGATATGGAAGTTCTAGAAATACAACAACGAATCGAGAATATTCATAAAAAAAAAAAAAAATATTCCAAAACGCCGTTTTTCGAGAATCCCTTTGCTAGTGTTATTGAAGGGTTCGACCTGGTTATGGATAATTCAGGAAATTTTCAAAAAGTAGAAAATGATGTAAGTGCTGGTGTACAAGTATTGAATAATGATTATAGTACAGCAATGAATATTGTTGCTCAGAATGCATCAGTAGCTGTAACTACTGCAGGTAGTACGATTAGTAGTGCTGGGTCGTCCATCGGAAATACTGTTTCTTCGAATATAACTTATGTAAAAGATTCCACATATGCTTTAGGTATTGAAACCGAATTGAGCATTGTTAATATGATTAGTAATTTAATTGAGCCACAAGATTTTGCGGATAGAGAACTTCAAGAAGATTTAAATAATAACAGGATTTTTGTGGTACAAAGTTATAGCGGGTCTGGTAGTTGTAAAACAATATCACAACCGTACAAGGCGCCAGCAGGACCTGATTACAACGCCATTATGAATAACAAATACGCCCAAAGTGTGTTAGGTTCTAAAACAGTTGCAAATATACCTCCAGATTCTGCACAAATTAGTAGTATTGATTCAACAAGTATAGTACAACCGACAGACTATTCATCTGCAGTTATTTTAGAGACAAACCAAGCTGTATCTACAGTGAATTATACTGTGAATGCAATATATGAAAATCCGTTCGTCCAATTTATTATTCAAAATTTACGCGTTATTGAATATCCCTTTATTTATTGGCGTTGGTTAATAAAAAAAATCGGTATTATGTGGTGCAATTTGATTTATACTATATCGAGTTCATTTTACAAAGAAAAATACAGCCATCCAACAGACTACGAAAAACGAATGGTGATTGCGAATTTGAATTCTATAGTATCTTTTTTATTCAGTGTATTGATTACTTATAATTGGTTCTTTTTGATGTATTATAATTTTAATGGTGAGAAAATTAACACTTACACTTTTTCTTCTGAAAGTTTAAAAAATTTCAATGGATTCCTCGATTTTATTTTTAAATATGTTGCTTATCCACTTGAATGCACGGACTGGTTTATGTTGCGTTTTTTACCCAAATGGACGCTACGAATCTTTAGGTCTCATATGAATTTTGTGTTTATTATGACTTATGCTTTTTTTAGTTTTGTTACACTTACATCAGTAGGACCAGCAACTATTGATTTATTTTATGATTCATTAAAATTGTTTTTTAATGGTACTTTAAAACCTTGGCAACCTGCTTTGGTACACACATATACAAGTTTTTGGAAATCGTTTTATAATTTCGGTGATACCAGTAGTACAACAGTTAAATATTCTGTTACATTATCAACCTATGTGTTTTTACATATTATGATTTTTTATGCACAAATACCTGATTTAATTCCTAGTTTTTTCAAAACAGGAGGAGGGGGAGGAGGAGATGGAGGAGGAGGAGGTGGAGGAGGATTTGCGTCGGAACTTGGTGGTTTATCGAGTGGTCTGGGGTCTGCTATAAAAAGTGCAGAACAAGCGGCTGCTGGTATTGCTAATAATGCAGCACAATCTGCAGGTCGGATGACTGAACTTGGTGCGAATGCTGTTGGAGTTGGTGCGGCTGGTGTTGGTTCTCTTGCATCAGCTATACCATCAAGTTCGAAAGAAAATGACTCGAAACATGACCCGAAACATGACCCGAAAAATGACTCGAAACATGACTCGAAACATGACCCGAAACAAGACCCGAAACAAGCTGATGTTAATAAATCAGTTTCACCATTAATTTCGAAGGATGACTCGAATAATACTGTTATAAAAAAGCAAACAACTAGAGAAAAAATGAAGGCATCTAATGCAAATATAAAAGCAAATATAAAAGCATCTGGTGAATATTTAAAAGAAAAGGCAAAATTATCTGGTGAATATTTAAAAGAAAAGACAAAATCATTTGGTAATTCAATTACAAACATATTCAAACCTACATCCACACAACATGAACCAGCCCCCACACAAAATCAACCACCCCCCGTACAAAATCAACATATTGTTCGTCCTACGGTTCGTCCAATTGGTCATCATGGAGGGGGTGCTGTTCCTATTGGTGCGATCAATGCGGGATTAGGCGCTGCAGGTACAGCAGCAAGTGGAGCGATAGGTTCACTTGCAAACAGTATGAACCCACTTGCAAATCTCTCAAAATATTTACCCAAACTACCTGGTATGGGTTCTCTCTCTAGTATTGGTGATGCATTGAGTAGTCCATTTGCAGGTACAGTTTTTGGTGCATTGGGTAATATAATTGTTGCCATCATCCGTTTTTGTTTGTCTCAGTATTTGGTGAATATAGCTGCATTTTCAATAGCAACATATTTATTGTGGTATTCTTTCTTTGGAATTTTCTGGTTCTCCAAATTGAGTTTATTCAGAACTATGAAAGAAATTGACATATTTATTTTGAAACACAGTATAGATTATGTTTACGAGACCTGTGTAAGTGATGAATGTAAAAACAGAACCATTTGGGAAAGAATCAAAGAGATTTTCATTAACATTTCCAGATTCAGCTTTCCGTTGATATTTTATATAACCATATTTTTCATATTAATAAATTCCTGTTTTGAATACACAAATTCAACATCAGGTATGAAAAGTTCTCCATATATAAAATATGGGATGGTGACAAGTAGTATTATAGCAATTGTATTGGTTGCGATTAAAGGCTATATTTCTTTTACACATAAAAAAATCTAATAAAATTAAACATAAAAAAATCTAATAAAATTAAACATAAAAACAATGCGTAATACTAATTATTATGAGTAAAAAAACAAATAATTATCCATTTGTTTCGGTTTGTACACCTACATTCAATCGTCGTCCTTTTATTCCAATGATGTTTGAATGTTTTAAAAACCAGACATATCCAAAAAGTCGTATTGAATGGATAATTGTAGACGACGGTACCGACAAAATCAGGGATTTAATTTTTGCAGAAAATATACCACAAATAAAATATTTCAGTATCCCTCAAAAAATGAATTTGGGCGCTAAGCGTAATTATTGTCATTCAAAATGCAAAGGTTCTATCATAGTTTATATGGATGACGATGATTATTATCCTCCCGAACGAATTTCCCATGCTGTTGAAACGCTTTCTGCTAATAAAAATGCGTTGGTTGCTGGTTCGAGTGAAATATATGTTTATTTTAAAGATATCAAAAAAATGTATCAATTTGGACCTTACAATCCCAGTCACGCGACGGCAGGTACCTTTGCATTTCGTAGAGAATTATTAAATATTTCTCGTTATGAAGAACATGCGGCATTGGCAGAAGAGAGACATTTCCTCAAAAACTGGACAGTTCCCATGGTGCAATTAGATCCCTTGAAAACAATTCTTGTATTTTCGCATAAACATAATACATTTGATAAACGCGCCCTTTTGGAAGGTGCGAATCCAGCCGTTACAAAAATATCAGAAAAAACCGTCAAAATGTTTATTCGTGACCCCAAGGAAGAAAAGATTAAACAATTTTTCATGAGTGAAATCGATCATTTACTTAAGAATTATACACCAGGAGAACCGTCAATGAAACCTGATGTATTGGAACAAATCAAATCAATTGATGAACAAAGAAAAAAAGATCAACAACAACAACAACAACAAACTATAATGTTACAAGAGCCAGGCAAAGAACCGATTATGATAGGATTATCGGAGGCAGTAAACATTGTGAATCAACAAAATGAACAAATCCGTAAGCTTGTCGCGCATTCACAAGAATTAGAAAAAATGGTTCAACAATTACAGAATAAAATTATTTCATCATCCTGTAATTCGTGTAGGGAATTTCCGGATAATCACGAATTCAATTCTCCAATGGGTCAAATACACGAAACGACGACCAAATCAGTTTCGTTCTCCGAACCACTTGAAAAACCATCGGTTTCAGCACAATTATTGTTGAAACAAAAGGACGAAAAAATTGCTGAATTAGAATTGGAATTACTAAAAATAAAAAACACGCTAAATAATAATACTAAAGAAGTAAAAATATCAGAACCCAAACCAACAGATAAAAATCAATGTCCCGTCAAAGAAAGGTCAAAACTCGAACCAGAATTTATGATCAAAATATAATGTATATATTTTACACAATTATATACATTATTCCTCAGCAATCTCGTCAAGTATTTCTTCCTTTTTCACATTTTTATCCAAATACCGATACATTCGTTTGATATCCAATTTACTAATGTTATAATTCTCAAATAATTGATTTATTATTTCCATATTTAGGTTAGATAATTTTCCAAGAGATTTCGAACTTCGTTCATTCGTACCTGTACCAATAAAATCATTATTTTCATTATTTTTTATTTTATCTAATTGGTCTAATTGATTGTAAAAATTCTTACCATAATAAAGCCGAATTTCTTGAAAAAAGGCGATTAAATCTTTTTTATCCATGTCTAATTCTTGACTCATATTAAAAATAAACAATTGATTATTATATTCAGTAGAATATTTAGTTAGTACCTTGGTAAATCGTACTTCTTCAGGATGGTATTTGTTCTCATATTCAGGGAAATTTTCGTGGTAAATTTTATTATTATAAAAGGTTTTAATCATAGAACTCATCTCATTAAACTGCCAAATTTGGTTTTGAAAAGTAATTCGGTCGATATAATCAGAAAAACACATATTGTTTAAAATTTTAATATAAAATGGAAAGGTTTTTTTATGTTTTACTGTTTGTATCGCATCGACAATGTTCTCATGCCACAAAAGAGCCACTATGGTTCTTTCTGATTCGTTCATAAACTCATTATGTTTGTCGATTGATATTGGTTTATTAATCAACATTTGTGTAATTTGTTTCGCGTCTTCATTGTACGATTTTGTATGAAGAATTTTTTCAAAAATATTTTCACTTAATAATTTGGGGTCTTTGTTATATAATTTTTGTATAAATTGTAATTTTCTCAAATCTCCTTGAATATATTTTAATATGTTGTTCCAATATTTCGTGGTTTGTTCTTCCATTGGCAAAGTTTTATGCAGTAATACTTCGATTTGTTCAGTAGTTGGCGTTTTAAGTTCAAATGTATTGCAAACTTTCATAAGCTCTCGCATTTTTTTGTCAGTGAAATAATTACCAATACAAATAATTGGATTTAATGTAACATCTTCAAATTTTTGTTTTTTTGTTTTTTTTTGTCTTATGAGTTTGATTAACGATGTAATGCCACCCTTGTCACCGTTATTCATACCATCAATCTCGTCCATTACGATAGCAATTTTATTTTTTTTACCTTTCATCATATCCAACACATTTTGATTGGAAACATTGTTGCTAGTAATAGTATCGATAAGTGATTTGTTACGAACATCACCAGCATCATATTTGATAACATCAAAATTTAATTCTTTCAGAAGATTAGTGACAAATTTGGTTTTTCCACACCCAGTTGCTCCATAAATATATATTCCCTTTTTGAAATTTACATTTTTACAATTTTCGTCAAATTTGTTTAATATTATTTTAATTTGGTCGGAGATATGTTCTCTATTTAAAATTTGATTGATAGATTCCATTTTGTTTTTCGCTTCTATTATTCATTCATTTATTTTTATATAAGAATAAACGAATCTATTTATTTTCCGAATCGACTGAAATCAGTTAATAATGGCATAAAATTGGAAGTTGGTTTCTCCACCAACGCGCCATTGTATGTTAATGGATTTAATGGCCCATAATTAGTGTTATTATTTTGCATAGAAATTGTTGATTTATTGCCTGATGTATTAATATTCGAATTTAAAGTTGTCAAATTACCGGTTCCTACACCCACATCAGTGATTAAATTACCAGTTCCTACACCCACATCAGTCATTAAATTACCAGTTCCTGCACCAACTCCAGTCAATAAATTACCAGTTCCTGCACCAACTCCAGTCAATAAATTACCAGTTCCTGCACCAACTCCAGTCAATAAATTACCAGTTCCTACACCAACACCAGTCATCAAATTATCAGTTCCTACACCAACTCCAGTCATCAAATTACCAGTTCCTGCACCAACTCCAGTCATCAAATTACCAGTTCCTGCACCAACTCCAGTTAATAAATTATCAGTTCCTACACCAGCACCAGTCATCAAATTACCAGTTCCTACACCAACACCAGTCATCAAATTACCAGTTCCTACACCAACACCAGTCATCAAATTACCAGTTCCTGCACCAACACCAGTC